CAAGATATTAAAAACCTTCCATTTTTATTTGGATAAAAACTTACCCTTGTATCTTTAACACCATTATTCCATTGGAAACTGCCAGTTGTAACAGCTGCTATATTGTTTAATTCAGCATTATAATCTATTTGTTCATATATTTTAACCAAATTAAATAAAGATGCCTTTGTTTCATCTCTAAAAGCATGCTGCTCTGTTCTTGGAAATTGTCTATAGTATTCATTTAACCCGTCTTGGTCAGACTTGAGTCCTTCAACTTCATTTTCCCAGTGTTCAATAACTCCATTTGTAATTTCAAAACCATCGACTCCTTTGACTGGATTTTCACCTCCAATGAAGACAGGTAATCCATGAGTATCGATGAATCCTTCGTAGTTCCATTCCATAGGAATGAACAAGCTATAGAGTCCAGAAGATGTTTGTCCGTTTCTATTTCTTTTTGTAACGTCTGAATTGTAGTATAGTTTTTTAAAATTGTCTCCACCTTTGTCTAAAGCATTTGAAGTACTACCCATCATACATTTACCTACGATTCTAGAACCAAGACGTAATGTAGTTTTTGTAACCCTCCAGTTATTTAATATATTATCAGGTCTCTCCCATTTACCACTTTCATCGTGAGCTAATAGTTTTAGCTTTTCACCATCATAAGAGTTATCACCCGTGTTTTTCCAGTCAATAGTTGTGTCAAGTCCGTCTAGTTCTCTAAGCTGTTCATTCGACTCAAGCTTTCTTCTAGTAAGTTTAGATGCTGGAACTCTATAAGCCAATTCAGTTTTCGGCCGGTCCATACCATCTTGAATGGGTTTAAAAAAGAATGGGTAGTTAACTGATATGGGTACAACTTTATCTGTAAACATTTTCTTGGCATCTGCACCGGATTTAGACAATATACCGAATCGAGAATCTGACGAAATCGTAGCCTGGTTAACAAGTTCCGCTGACGACATAAATGAAAATCCAGATCGTCTGTTTTTGAGGTAACACATTCCGTAACACCTTGTATCTGCTTTACATGCTTCCCAAAATATAAAGAAGAGTCTATTTGCTTCTCTATAATCTGGTGCTCCAATATCGATTTTTGACCATTGCAAATACATATAATGAGTACCAGTAATGTAAGTAGCCAGACCCTTATTATAGAACCAGAATCCTTTATCTCTTTTTTCAAATTCTTTATCAATGTAGTCATACCACTTTTCTTTAAATTCATTTGGATATTCTTCCCAATCAAATCTGCTCTTAATCTTACTTAACTCTTTTGGGTATTCTTGTTTTTCCCAGTGTTGTTCAATTTTCTTTTCGCTTCGTTTATACGGTTCATCTGTTGCTGGTAAAGCAACCCTGAGATTCTGTATTTCAATGATTTGTCCAATTTTACCTGTTTTACTTATTACTATAAAATCATAATCAGAATTATAACCATAATCCCATTTTTTAAACCTATTGTTTTTAGCTAATATCTTAGGATTTACAACGTCCTTAATTTCTTTCCAAAGAGTTTGATTATAACTCACTTACTTCTCCCTTCTGCAAAACCTTTAAAAGTTTTTTCAACTTTTTCTTTAGGTTTATTATTTAGCAAATCTTCTTCTTCTTGTATTCTAGTTAATATTTCAAAAGCATCCATTATTGCTAGCTTTTTAGTTGCGGCAGCATTTTTAAGTCTGTCAGCGCTTACGTCGTCGTCTGAGTCAACAATCTTTTCTTTT